GACCCGCATCTGGACCTGTTAAATCTCCAGGGACAAATACCATCTTTCCTTCATATTTAACTCGCATTGAATCCCAATATCCTGGTTGACCTGGATTATCAGGTGGTAATGCTTGATAACCAGTTTCTGATGGGTGGTAATCTGTCCATTCAGACCATCTTGGCCAATTAGTAGGGACAGATACGTTATTAGGAATTTTATTCCAAAAATTTACATCGTCTATTATCTGAATTGAATCATATGACGAATTTCTTTCTCTTAACAATACTTGGACATGTTTCCACCAATGATCTTGGATTGTATTTCCACTATTCCTTACAAGTCTTTGTTTTTTACCATCTATCATCCACCAAATATCCCAATTCCTCATATCCTGCCGGCCGGATGGCTTTCTAATAAATGTTCCATCAGACGGCATGAATTTAAACAACTCTTCTTCCGCGGCAGCTTGGGCTGCTTCTGCAGCTACAATTGGATCAGCAGTTACCGGTGGTGGAAAATAAGTAAATTTAGTATCTACAACATTATCAAATGATGAAAGTCCGATTTCGGTTGTAATTAACGGTACTCCTAATTTAACTTTGTCAGATGAATTTATTTGTAATTCCACTATGCCTTTAGAATTGCGAATTATATCACGATCTAATGATTCTCTGGAAATAGAATCATTGGTTATTTGTTCGGTTTGTGTATTGTCATATGGCATAACGTTACCTTATTACTTTAAAATAATATCCATTATCAAATATTTGAGTATCATTTCCACCATTTCGTTCGACTTTAAAAACAAACTTATAATATCGCTCTGGTTGAAAAGAATTTAATCGGACATTAAAATAATTTCCGGTGCTATCACAACTTAATTTTGTATAATTTTTATCAAATGGTATTATTGTTTCTTCTGTTCTTGAATCTTTAACTGAATAGTAGGATGATGTTGGTAAGTAATCAACTGATAAATATACTGATGAAGTTGAATATACTTTTGTTGGATATTGTGACCTACCTACTATTCGAAGTTTAGCTTTTGATGATTCTTTATATTCCGGTCGTAAATTTTTAAAATATAATACAATATCTTCATCCGTTAATGCTGATAATGATCCGGTTACAAATGAACTGTCATCCCAAGCTATTTCTAGTCTAGGAACATAGATCGTATGTGTATCTCGTCCAAAAAATTTCAATTTACCAAAAACAGCACTACCGGATTCATCTCCATTAGGCCTTTTGATAATTAGTCCATTATTTGGTATTGAACCGCTTATCCATTGTTTAACAATATTCGTTACATCCATTCTTACATCGGGAGATGTGTAATTAAATGATTGAGTTGCTGCTGAGGCAGTATACCAACATCCGCCTCCTGCATTCGTAACCCAGGAACCGGTTGAATCTGCTGCAAATGAAGATGTCTGCCATCTAGTTGCTGTATCTGTATTATCACGATAATACCATGAAGTCCCATTGGTTATCTTAGGAACATCATTAGTATTACCATTACCATTATCCCAGGATTGACTCAAAGGATATGCCGCTAATGAATATGAAACAGGTAAGTCTGTAGCATCTATAGCTCTTAAATTTAAATGGTAACTTGCATTACTACTTATTTCACCTTTTGTTATTGAAGAAGAAATTGAAGATAAGTCAAACTGCATTAAAATTCGTGAATTATATGTATTTGCCCATTTCCAACCATCAGATGAGACTTGATCTTTTGTCCATTTTGTAATTTCTAAAATAGGATCAATTCCAGTATTTTGTGTTGGTTCCTTTTCATATAATGTTGTATCTTTTTCAGGATATATAAGATAATACATTGAATTAATCTCCTAAGTTAAAATGTTACTACACGTCCTTTAATATCTTTATCTGGATATTTAATTTCGAATATAGCAGGGTCCATTGATGGATAAACTGTTTTATTTTTTGTCGCAGTGTTAATGTCATATACATTTCCAGAATAACCTTCGTTTGTATCAAATAAGTTTACAAATTCAAGCTCAACTACTGTTTGTACTCCTTTTATTCTATCTAATGCACTCATTAAAGTAGAAATATTAATGGGTTCATTTATTTGTTGATTATCATTATTAAAGGTATCTTTTAAATATTTTATACATCGTAATATTACTTCATTACTATTAGCATTTGGAACAGTAATTATTTCAAATTCTATCCCAATATTAATAATATAAGCAGTTTTTATATTAATTGCATCAGTCATTACCCGGAATTGAGATAAATATGTTTTTAAATTTTCTTTTAATGCACTATTTAATCCAACGAAATTTTTATTTTGATCATACCCTAATGTATAAAGATTTAATGCCAAAGGATTTGGGATTATTTGGTCTGGATTATTACTTTCTATTTGTTCATCTTGAACTATAAATGCTTTTTGAACTGCACCATATTTTGCTGGCATAGAATAACATCGCGCTATATAATCTTCCTTGGTCACAACTCTATTTTGCGAGGCAAAGGTTGCCATGGCTTCTTGTCGGATATTTTCGATATTTTGTTTTAACGCTCCGCCGGTAGCTGGTTCCGGATTATTAACGGCTACTGATGCTTGTACCTGACTCATCACTGTATTATCTAAATTTGGTGATACGGCGGTGGCAAATGATATTACATCAACAGTATTAATTGTATTTAACGCAACATTATCGGAGACTCCTTTTCCTAATGAATATTTAACCGTTAATGTTGTATTTGATGGTGCAAGACCATATGTTTTTGTATATAAAAAATTTGTCGGATCAACATTAGCAGAAACAGACCGGTCCAAATAAGATAATCCCATTCCTACATTGGTTGGATTAGGAATAATATCCTCATCCGAATCAGTACTTAATCCAGAACCAAATTGAAGTTCCATTAAACCATCCTGTCTTAATCTAGTTATAAATCTCCGCGGAACACGTTTTAAACACATCAAATAAGGTACTGTACTTCTGTGTTGTGATGTTGCGGGACTATTAAATGAAATATTTTCTACTGGATTCATAATTGTTTCTTGAGCTAAATAATCTACTTCAGTCCATGCATTACCATCTACATCTGTTACACTTATAATATCAACTACATTTGCATCAGGTAAAACAATTTTGTCATAAACTTTAGGGTCCGCAAATGCAAACGTACTAGTTTTTAATTCTCCGGATACTGCATTAACTTGCTTTTTCAAAAGATAATATGTAATATTTCCCGTATCATCCACTTCGTATACAGATATATCTGACGGACTTGCTGAACTTGAAAATTGAAAATCTACAGAATCTAATGATCTAAATTTTACAGCATTTATATTTGAAACTTCCATGTTAGTCTTTACTGAAAGTGCATATCTATAATCTGGCCGGGCGTCTGCTCCAGATCCTACTGCCGGAAGGAGTTGATATACATCTAATTTAACATTTGATGGAGTTACTGTTTTTGGCTTATATCCATATACTTGAGATAATGTATATAAATTAGATCTTTCTTGGACTTGAGACATCAAAGATTCTCTTAATTGTGTATCTGTATAGAATGATAAAACGTCTCCTACATATGATGCCATTTCCATAAACATCATTCCAGGCGACGATTCATTAAAATCATTATAGGTATTTGGAAAATAGTTTTTTGTAAAATCTATTAAATTTTTTCGAAATTTCCCAAAATCTTTATTTAAATATTTTACATCCTTTTTAATGATTGACATTTTACATCCTTTTTATTCTATTATTCCTACTCCGCCTTGATTTACTATTATATTAATAACCTGGTTAGCTCCTTGTTCTGTTGTTCGATATGATAATTTTATTGATATCATATAACCATATCCTCCGCCTTGATTATCTGCATCCATATTAACATCTAATCCATCAATAATAATATACGGCAACCAAAATTTAATGTCTTCTGATAATTGATCAGTTAATATCTCTCTCAAATTTTCCGTGTTAGGCTCAAATAAACTATCATAAATTTGAGTTCCAAATGTAGGATGCATTAGGCGCTCACCTTTACGAGTTAATAACAAATTTTTTAAATTTGAAATCGATTGTTCTTCAGTGGTATAAGATAATGTAAATGGACCACCTCCGGTAGCGGAGCCTGATAATTGATTTTGTGTTGCAGATCTGCCTCCAGGAGAACTATTAAATGGTAATTTTACACCAATTGCCACATCTGGTTCTAGATCTAATGGATTATATTGATATTCAAGTCTGGCCATTAATTCTTAACCTTCTTTTTATCCATTGCTTTTATTAAATCAGAATAGTTTCGTGTAAAAGCAGTTTCTAATTCTTCTGGTAAAGCTTGTACATTTACTGGATTTCCGGAAAGGTCTGTAGATGGGGTTGCATTGGTTGATACAGTCCCTGGATTATTTTTATTCATTATATCAGAAAAATTAGGGACATTGCCTGTATCATATGAATTCATTGTCGGAAATTCTTCAAATTGTACTTGTGGTCCGGTGTCGTGCATTTCATTTCCGTCCATAGAACCAGCTGTTTCATTTAATAAATCATTTAATAAATTATTCTCAGTAAAGACCTTTTTCTTTTGTTTAGGAAGTTTTCTAGGTTGAGATTTTTGTGTCATTTTATATAAATCCATACCATGGTTTATTACCTTTTTATCAGAAACTCTTTCTTCTTTTAATACTTGTTTCATTTCAGCTCGGACGGCCGATCTTACCTCTTCACGTATTAATTTACGCATAACTTTTATAAATGTTTTTGTCTCCATAATTTCTTCTTTATTTATTTTATATAAATATTACTTACTTAACTTTCAGGTTATTTTTCCTAGGCCAACTCCTACACCAGCTCCTTTACCTGCTCCAGGGGTCGTTGTTGCGCCAACTTGTGCAACTGCTGAACCGGCTGTCGCTACTGGTATTCCAGGTGCAACCACTGTTATAACATCAGTAGCTACTTGAGTATTTACATCACCGGATTTTATATATGCATCAATAGCTTTAGCTAATTCGGTTGCTAAAATTTGATTGCCGGCTGCTCCGGATTTTGCTGTTTGAGCCTTTTTCATTGCGTTTAATAATCCTTCTTGTAATACTTTTAAAATTAGTGCCATTTTATTCCTTTATTTATTGCGCCATTGATTTCAACTCAGTTAATAATTTTTGTACCGGTACTACATTGGTAGCAGGTAATGTACTTCCTCCCGTAGGAGTAGGAAATGATGCTTTAGCCGAAGTTAAATCTGCAAGTTGTTGTAACGTCCCTTCTAATATTGTAAATAATTTATCCATATCCATTTGCCATTTAGGAGTGGCTATGTTTACTGACTTCTTTCCACTTAAAATAATATAATCTGTCTTGGAATTAAAAAATAATCTATCTGCACTAATAACTACTTGAGAAGATTTATAATTTTTTTCTGGTGTCACTTCGGTTGTTAAGCCATAATTTTTCTGAGATGATTTAAATCCTGAAGTTTTATCTAGTGTTTGTGTAGACGTTAACCATATTGAACTTCCATCTTTTTCAAAATCTTCTATGACATAAAAGGCTCCTTTGCCAGATGCTGGTGCTTGACCATTACGTATTATTGTAATTGGATCTCCTGATTTATTACCGGTCCAAGCAGGTTTTTTATCATATATAGATGTTTTACCTTTTATTGTAGAACTAAATCTAATTGATTGCCCCCATCTGCCTTCAAATAACTGATCTCCTTCAAATGGTTGTAAACTTTTAACTTTTGTTGATTCTTCGAATGTAGCACCTAATTTATTATTCTGGCGGCCGGATGATTGTTTATTTGGAGTTCCTTGTGTTTGTGAATATTCAGTAGAAGTATCAGACCCACCAGAAGTAGAATAATCTAGTTGTCCAGGTAGGGCATTATTATTTAGTTCGCCTTGTACATTAATAGGAACCGAATAATAAAACCGTCTAGAAGCTCCAATTGAATTTGCGATATCACTAATAGCATAAGTTATGGATACTTGTTCTCCAATTAATGGAATACATTTTAGATTCGAATTAACTGGAATAGCAAATGATTTATTTCTTAAGCCAGAAGGTGCCGTTGTTCCATGTTGAACTAGTATCGTTCCTAATGGTAACGGGTTGCCATCGTCATCTTTAGCATTTTTATCAAATGCCATACTAGTATCAATTACTTCTGC